ACTCACAATACCTCAGGTAACTTGCCCAGTTATCGGTTCTGAATATATTCGACTTCCCATTCAAATTGGAGACAAAGGCTTTTGCACATCAGCCGATACAGTTCTTGGTGGAGTATCTGGATTAGGTTCAGGTTTAGCGCCTTTGAGCGAACCAAGCAATTTAGGCGGATTAGTATTTGTACCTATTGGTAATGTTAATTGGTCGCCAGTCGATCCTAATGCGGTCACAATTTATGGCAAAAATGGCGTTGTTATTAGGGATACGACAAGCGGTGCTGTTGTAACTCTTACACCTACAGAAATATCTTTAGTACAAGGTTCGGCAAGTATTACATTAACAGGTGGAAATGTAACCATTACTGGTACTAGCGTAATTATTAATGGCAGAGACTTCTTGAGTCATGAGCATAAAAATGTTCAAACCGGAACAAGCAATACAGGAGTTGTCGTATGAGAAGCTATGGCATAGACCCGAATACTGGGAATTGGGTAACTATTACAGACCCAAGTTATATCTATTTGGCCACCGTTGCTCAGACTTTGCGTTTGGCTTTGGGAGAGAGTCCTTTTTATGGAAACTACGGCATACCTGCTCAACAATCTGTTATCAATCAAATTGCACCAAATTTAGCTGTAAACAATACGCAAAATCAATATGCGCCTTATTTTGCAAGTTTAACCATTACAGCTCAGTCACTTGTACCACAACCCACATACGCAATTAGTGCTGTTTTGCAAAATGGCACTACAATTCAAACAACAGTTGCAACATAACGGAGTTATTTAATGCCTATCTTAACTACCGCAGGGGCTGTTGCCACAAGCCCAACCGACCTGCTAAATCAAGAAATAGCGGCCGCATCTGCTTTAGCTCCCGGTCTTACCGCTAATTTACCGGGTTCTTTGGTTGAAGACATGGCCAGTACAGCCGCAGGTGCTGTAGTTATTCAAGATCAAACATTTGTTGATTTGATTAACAGTATTAGTCCCTATACAGCAAACCCTTTTATTCTTTATCAGCTTGGCGCTGTATACGGTGTTCAACAGGGAAAAGGTTCTAATACTTCAGTTTATGTTATTTTTACTGGGTTGCCCGGATTTGTAATTCCTATTGGATTTACGGTATCTGATGGAACTTATCAATATACGGTTCAAGACGGAGGAATCATTGGTTCTTCAGGTCAAAGCCCAAGTCTTTATTGTTTGGCAACTACAGCAGGCTCTTGGGCAGTTCCTGCGGGTACTGTGATCAATTTGGTGACTTCTGTACCATCTGGATTTACTTTAACTGTTACAAATCCAAGTGCAGGTTTAGCAGGCGCTACGGCACAAACTATTCAATCCTATCAAGCTCAAGTTATTCAAGCGGGATTGGCTACAGCACAAGGTATGCCAACTTTTGTAAAAACTCAATTGCAAAATGTAAGCGGTGTACAAAACAATTTAGTTGCAGTAAGAAATTTAGGATCAAATCAATGGCAAATTATTTGCGGAGGAGGTGATCCATATCAAGTAGCAAATGCTATTTTTAATGCAATTCCTGACATTTCCATTTTAACGGGATCAACTTTATTGGTTACAGCAATTACCAATGCAAATCCTGCTGTTGTTACGACTAATTTGAATCATGGATATTCTAATGGTCAATTAATTCAATTTACTGGCGTTACAGGAATGTCTGGAATAAATAATATTTCAGGCGTTGCAATTTCTGCTATTACTTGGTCATCCTCAACTGTTACCGTTACATTGGCATCAGCTCATGGATTATCAACTGGGGACACTGCAACAGGAATTATTACAGGATGTACCCCCACAGGATATAACGGAACATTCACCATTACATCTACTGGAACTACAACTTTTACTTATTCTTTAACAACAAATCCCGGAACTATATCAGTTAAAGGAACGGCTTCAACTTGGTTTACAGTAACTAAAATATCTTCAACAACTTTTAGTATTAATACAAATTCAACTTCAAGCGGTTCGTATACAAGTGGAGGTGTTATAACTCCAAATTTAAGAAACGAAACCGTTACCATTTACGATTATCCAGATTCTTACAATATTAGTTTTGTGATTCCGCCATCACAATTAGTAAATATCAATTTGGTTTGGAATACCAGTTCGTCTAATTATGTTTCGCCAAGTGCTGTTGCACAACTTGGTCAACCTGCTTTAGCCGCATATATTAATTCTATTTATGTTGGTCAACCAATTAATGTATTTGAAATGCAATCTGTTTTTCAAACCGCCATTCAAGGAATTATTCCTCCACAATCTTTGTCTAGGATGGTATTTACCGTTGCAATCAATGGTGTTGATGTTTCTCCATCATCAGGAACTGGATTGATTTACGGCGATCCTGAGAGTTATTTTTCAACGAGTTCGGCTTACATTTCAATTGCTCAGGGTTAATTATGATTAAAACCATACTTCCTGCGTATTTATATCAACAATATGCAAGCACCGCTGAACAGGTAGTACAAAATCTTGCTCAGTCTGGTGTTGCGGGATATGGTGTTGCAGGACAAGCGGTTACAGGTCAACCCATCATTACTGAGGGTACGTCTTACATTCAGTCTTTTTTTACTGCCTACAATAATACTTCTCAGACTTACCTTGATAATATCAATCAATTAAATTTACCCAATTACACAGAATTAATTGCGCCTTTATTGGATTGGGTGGGGCTTAGTCTTTATGGCATTGAAAGACCGAGTTTAGGAGCTGGAACAACATCCAATACTTTAGCCGTCTATAACTCAGTTTCTTATAATACAAGTCCATACTCATACACCACATTTAGCGAAGGATCGACTATTTATGTGGTTAATGATGACTATTACAAAAGAATCATCACTTGGAATTTTTACAAAGGTGACGGATTCCAATATTCAACCAATTGGTTAAAACGCAGGGTAAAAAGATTTCTTTATGGGGTCAATGGAATTTCTCCAAATATTGATGAAACCTATGAAATTAGCGTGACATATACATCAGCATCAGCTATAACTATTACAATTCCAAGTGTAACGGCTTCACCTATTTTTGCTTCTGCGGTGCAGGCAGGTGTTTTATTTTTGCCATTCCAGTATACTTACACGGTCAATTATTAAGGATTTTTATGACGATTCAAGTCTTCTCTAATAATGCAAAAAGTACATTGGCATCAGCCATTACTAACACACAAACAACAATAACGGTCGCACCCGGAACTGGTTCTCTATTTCCAAATCCATCATCAGGACAACAATTTAAAGTAACTTTAATTAGTGCAACATCTTCGACCGTTTACGAAATTTGCAATTGCACCGCCAGATCAACCGATACATTAACCGTTATTCGTGGCCAAGAGGGAACTACAGCTCAACCATTTGCTTTGAATGACATTGTAGGTCACTTTGATACAGCCGCTGTAATGACTGATTTGCTTCAAACAGAACAACTGCAAAGTGGCACATATTTGTCTGCAACGGCAGGCGGTACAGCAAATGCCTTAACAATTACACTTCCATCAAATTTAACATCCGTCCCAAATGGGATGAATATTACAGTTATTTCAACTTATGCAAATAGCGGTGCGGCCACTCTAACAGTTACTCTTGGATCAACAACTTTAACTGCGGTTAATATTGTTAAAGGAAATAATCAATCATTGGTCGGCGGAGAAATACCAGCTACAGGTTATCCAATGAGTTTAACTTATAGTTCTGTTTACGGAGTTTGGTTATTAAATAATCCTGCGACTCCATCAAACATTACACAAAATGGATATACAAGATTGTCCAATGGTTTAATTTTGCAATGGGGTATTGCCACAACAACAGGCGGTGGCAATGAAACTATTATTAGTTTACCAATCGCATGGACATCATCATTTTTATCAGGTAGCGCAACTTATGTTGCTGGTAGCGTTCCATCTGGCGGATCATTGGGAATAGCCGCTTCATCAAGCGCATTGACACAAATTGAAATTCAAAATACCGCAGGAACAACATCATCAACTTTTGGTGTTTATTGGACAGCTTTAGGTTTTTAACAAAAAAGGAACGTCATGAATACATTTAATTATGGAAGTCCAATTTCAGGAACATTGACCTCTACAACCGCTGTAGTTGCTTTGCCCAATTTGGTTTATCCCGCAACTCTTGTTTTAAATTCATCGGCAGGCGGTAGAACAATTCAATTGTCTTTTGATAATGGGACAACTTATTATTCTGCTGTTACGCCAACGCAATCAGAAACAGGTCAAATATATTATGTTTTGACTTTCCCTTGCACAACTGTAAAATTTACAGGAGCAATTAACGATACCTATATTATTCTGTAAGTCCGATTTGGAGAATGTATGACAATCCTTTTATTTGCAAATCAGGCGCAGACCACATTAGCTTCACCAGTTAATAACGTCCAAACAACCATTACGGTTGCCGCAGGTACAGGATCATACTTTCCTGCTCCATCGGCAGGTCAAGCCATTAATTTGACTTTAGTTAATTCAACAAATTCATTGATAACTGAAATTGTTCAATGTACTAATATTACTGGTGACGTTTTAACAGTTGTTCGTGGTCAAGAGGGTACTGTTGCAAATCAATGGAATATTGGTGATTTTGTAATCAACTTTATGACTGCGGGAACTGCAAACGCATTTACCCAAACTTACGGATTAGAGAATAGATTGTATTCTGCTGAATTTACAAGCATGAATACTAACACAGGACAAGTTAACGCAATTCCAGTCAGCGCACTTGATTTAACCAACAAGCAATACGTTGATTCTGTTGCAGGATCAGCCGCCGCAAAATACGAATGTCAATGCGCCACAACCGCAAATATTGCATTGTCGGGTTTGCAAATTATTGATGGATATTCAATTTCTGTTAATGATCGTATTTTGGTTAAAAATCAAGGCAATACTGCTTTCAACGGTATTTATGTAGCCTCAACTACAACTTGGCTTAGATCAAATGACATGGACGTTTGGGCAGAAGTGCCGGGCGCTAGTACATTTGTTCAAAATGGAAATTTATACGCTGGAACAGGATGGGTTTGTATTGCACCCGAATCTGGCACTATTAACGTCACACCTATTGTTTGGTCACAGTTTTCTGGATATGGTACTTATACCGCAGGCACAGGATTAACTCTCAATGGCAGAGAATTTAGCATTACCAATACTGCCGTCTCAGCAGGAGCTTATGGATCGGCAAGTGTAGTACCGA